CCCGCTTGTGCATTCCCCGCGGGAAGGCGAGACGGTTCAACCCGCTCAATACTTGGAAGACTGGGAATTGCTCACGGATCGCGTTGTTAATGCCACCTATCGTATGCAGGGAAGCGGGCTCGAAATGCGGGTATTTCGGACGATTGTCGATATGCACGGGGTCGCGGGGGTAACGCCTAATGCCTTGGAGTGGTGGAGGCGATTAGATAAACGCAGGCAAGGCGGGCAAAATCTGCGGGGCCGGGTGTTTTTGTCCGAGGGTATGGGAGGCAATCGGGCAAAATTGGTGACGCTCGCAACTCCGGATGCTAGGGCGCAAAAAGGCAATGCCGCCACCCGTGGTGATGTGCCGGTACTGCATTTAGCAACGAACAAGCTCAAAGACCGGGTGTGGGCAGACATTCAGCGCGAAAATCCAGGCCCACGGTATATCCATTGGCCCGACTGGCTGCCTGAAAAATACTACAAGGAAGTGGTTTCCGAGACGCGGGACAAAAACGGCAAGTGGACAAACCCGCCTGGCCGGCGCAACGAGACATTCGATCAGCTCTATATGGCGCGGGCGCTGTGGAGATCCAATTGGGGGGCGACAAGGTGGATTTGCAAAACCCGCCACCATGGTTTACACTTGGTGAGAATAATTCCGAAATCATGCGGCCGGAGGATCGGCAGGCGATGAAATCACGCGGGAAACCCTCACTTGCGGAGCTGGCTAAAAAATTGAATGGCTGACTGCGAATCAAACCTCGCCGAGGCGAAAGCCGCATTGCATGCACTCAAGATGGGCCGATCTATCGCGTCCACCAGCACGCCCGACGGCGCATCTATTACATACCGCAAGGCTGACATCGGGCGTTTGGAAGCGTATGTGCGAGAGCTGGAGGCAGAGTGCGGCGCAACCGCTGGCACATTAGATGCCCGCCGCGCGCCGGGGCGGGTGGTCTACTAGATGGCCAGTGAAATCAAAATACTAGACAACCGCGGCCGCCCGATGGTTGCATCATCCGCATATCAGGCCGGTGACCGCCTGCATCGCGAAATGATCGGCTGGCAGCCTGTGCTGCAATCCGCCGATTCCGCTATCCTTCCTGAGCGCAATACCACTGTTGCCCGCATGCGCGACCTGGTGCGCAATTATGGGATGGCCAGCGGGGCGGTAAACCTCCACCTCGACAATGTAGTAGGCGGCGGTTTGCGGCTCGCCGCAAAGCCCGATTATCGGGCGCTTGGGCAATCGTCGGAATGGGCGCGGGAGTGGGCGCGGATGATTGAGCCGCGATTCCGCAATTGGGCATACGACATCGACAAAATGAGTGACGCAGGCGGGCGAATGACGCTTGCGGGCAGGCTATGGCAGGGGTACTCGTCCTATTTGATCAACGGCGAAATACTTGCGGTGGCAGAGTGGTTGCCAAATCGTGGGTATTGGAAAACCGCGATTCAAATGATTAGCGTTGATCGCTTGTGTAATCCCGAAAACAGGCCGGACTCTGAGCGTCTGCGCGGCGGAATTGAGACAAACAAATATGGCGAGCCTGTGGCTTACTGGATACGCGAGCGGCATCCAAACGATGTGCCTGGATTTTTGCGATTTTCGGACACATGGAAGCGTATTAAAGCGCGCACCCCATGGGGGCGTCGTCAGGTGATTCACATCTACGATCAGGAGATGGCTGGCCAGACGCGAGGAATCAGCAAAGCCGTGGCCAGCATCGTAACCAATAAAAAACTCGATCGATATGAGCAGGTGCGGCTTGAATCTGCTATCGTGCAAAGCATGTACGCCGCTGTAATTGAATCTGAGCTATCCAATGCGCTGGATGCAATAGGGGCATCGGGAATGGCTGGAAATGACGCGCTAGAG